TCCGGACATTACGAACAACGGAATGGTACTCGAGACCAAGCAAGAGACTACTGTAGGAAGAAGGACACTCGAATAGAGGAACTCCCCACTATTGGGGAGTGGCGTGTAGATCCACACGATAACCATCGTGAGTCCCTGAGAATCAGGGCTCTCCGTGCGATCACCGTGGATGGCATGAGCCCCTTGGCGATCGCCATGGAATTACCAGAGGTTTACTTTGTTCACCACGCAGGGATAGAGGCCCTGTGTGATAAACTCGGGATCCTTGATACTTCTCGTGAAGTTCAAGTGCTGTTGGCGAGGAAGAGGAGCCATGAAGACAGCAGTGAGACAGCTCAACTTCACGTTGAGTGATGTCGGGCCTGACTATATCGACCTTGCAGAATGTCTTTCACTAGTGAATAGACAAGCGTATTCGCAAGGCTATGTCTACCTTGTAGAATCGTTTAGTTGGGAGATTGCAGGAGGCAACTCCTGTAAGATCGTCTCATTACCGACCTCTTGGACGGTATACCAATCTTGGAAGAAAGCGAAGCGACTCTGGAACAAGATGAATCGTGTGGCCGCTCAGGGACTGGGGCGGAATGCCTATCCGGCATACCACGATTTCAAGGTGTTCTTGGATGAGGTTCACTATGTGGGCCACACCTCTATTTCGGCCAATCTCCTTCCACGAGATGGGGGGAATGCCTTATTCTCGAACATTGGGAGAGAGTGGGCTTATTCTCAGTATGTGGATGCAACCTCCGGCGGTGCAGCACCCGCTGGAGAGCATTGCGCTCACATGCTAGGCGACGACAGTGTCGCGCCTAACGCTGCCCTCGGCGCCGATGGCTCTAATGCCATCATTCAGATGTATGGAGATACACGGACCACCGTTGGTGAGAAAGAACCAGATTTGCCTGAAGATGCTTCATCTTCATGGGCGACTGAGCTGATGGACACTGGGGCAACAAGCAGTGACCTAGTGGAGCATCTTGAGGATTTCAATGATGCACCTCCTTACGCCCGAGCGCTAGATGCCGAGGGTGGGGATAATCCGATCTACGTTGGAGGATCGGAGTCAGGGACATCGGGTCACCTATTGGTGAACATGTTCCCGATTGCCGGAGAGACAATCTATGCACCCGGAGGAGAGGTCCCTCTGGGACTTCTTCAGGTGAATGCTTCAGATGGGGGCAGGTTGCAAATTCAACTTGCTCCCGGTAACTATCAGGGTATTGCCGCCATGCCCATGGGTAAGGTGTCAACATGAGCCTTCCAGAGCAGCGTGCTGGAGGCGCTGACTTGCCTCCAGCGTGCGACGATGTCGCCACGGTGGCGAAAGGCGCTCAGATTCTCAATCTGGTGAAAGAGAATCAACTGATCACGGCGGTGATCGTGTTCTTCCTCTGGCAAGCTGGGGCACTTGCTCAGGGGATTAATCTTCTCGGGGGTGTCTGTTGATGCCACCTCGGCGCCGCGGCCGAGGTCGAGCAAGTCGGAAGACTTGGAAGAAGGGTAAGATCTTCTCGAAGGGAAGAAAGCGAGTTCGCTGGATCTACCCGAATGGTAAGAAGAAAGGCCGTAAACTTGTCTCGGCCTCATCCCGAGCACCACGCAGTGGACGGCGAGGTAGATGATCTATCTGGCAGCCAGAATCTTAGATTTGGAATTTCAGGCAATAGATCACCTTGTCGGATATAGTGCGTCTCCTGATGCACGGTCATCCGACATTGCGGCTCTGAAATTAGTAGCAGCCGCTTCAACTTCTCCGATATGGATCGGAGTGGGCGTCAGCCCATACTATACGCTGTATCAACAGAGTGCGCGCATGAAATGGGCTGTTGATGACGTTAGACATACTCGCAAGATGAAAGCGAGGTATGGTCGACTTGGTGCAAAGTTCAGGACTTTGACACATTGGAATTATTTTCCAAAACACAGAGCCTTCGCTATGCGAGGGGGTCTGAGATGGGGAGCCATCAAAGTAGGCTCTAGGTTCATCCCATACGTGGGATGGGCGTTGCTTGCCGCCGACCTATGGTCGTTGGGCAAGTGGATCGGCGAGAAAACCTCGCCGTGGTGATTGAAGGTTGGGTCATAGCGGAGCGGCCGTTAGGCTGTGAACGTATTATTACCCAACCTGTGAAACAGGTAACTTACGGGAGCAGTGTGCCATGGAGTGCGGTGAACCGTTAACATAAAGAGCGGGGGGCGTGCAACGGCCATTATGCGACATTGCGGGAAGTGTAACGAGCGCAGGCCTCGATGGTGCCATCGATGCCACTGTGGACAACTAACTGTGTTGGTGATCGATTGAAGGAATGCGGGCGTGCTTGGTGCACGACTAGGATCACTGATTCAAGATTGAAGCAGTGTGCGCAATGCTTGCGCATCCATGGGAGGTGGCCCTATGGCCAATCAGTATAGGCACTGGATGGTGACAGTCCAGCCCGGGCATGTAGGAATCGAGGTCGATAGGAATACTCCGATCGACGATTGTTCCGATTGCGCCCTTGGCGTTGTGGAAGAGTTCAGAGAACACTGGCAAAGATTGACCGAATGCAATGGAATTCGCTATGCGATTGGTCAGATAGAAGTTGATTCCAAAGGCTTCTATCACATTCAGGCATACACTGAATGGACTAGCTCTCTTCGGATAGGAGAGGTAGCTAAGCGCTGGTCCGGACATTACGAACAACGGAATGGTACTCGAGACCAAGCAAGAGACTACTGTAGGAAGAAGGACACTCGAATAGAGGAACTCCCCACTATTGGGGAGTGGCGTGTAGATCCACACGATAACCATCGTGAGTCCCTGAGAATC